GCAGTCGGTTAGCGCCACCGAAATGATGTTGCAAGCAACGAATGGCGCTACAGCACCATCGACGATGCTGGGCACAATTGTATTGGGTGGCGGGAATGTCCTTGCTGCTGATATGACGATTGCGCAGATTTGGCCGGGTGTGGATGGAGCAAACCGCGTTTGGGCGTTTGCAAACACTGCGTCGGTAGCTTCCGTAAGCCATGCAGATGCGTAACCTAGCCTTTCGCGGGCTCCGGTTGCCAAGGCTGGGGGCTATGATGCGATCAGGCGGCTCTCCGACTGAGGCCTATGCCGCTAACGGTTTCGCCCCGCAACTGGTTGCAGACTTCATTCGGGAAAAGTATTTCGTCAACGCGGTCGCAACGACGTTCGCAGGCATGATTGACTACACTGGTGGCCTGCCCACGATGGTCGATAGCGATGGGGTGCTGAAGTGGTCGCCGCATAATTTGGTTTCCGCCAGTGTATTATTCAACAGAACATACACTGGCGGAAATGACTTTAATGATCTTAACGCAAACCTAGTACCCGGTGCGCAATACACTGCGCGCTGTACGGTGGGCGCGGGGGATGTATACACAGGCTCAGTCATCTTTGTGACAGGATTTAGTGACATTCGCACAACGTCCGCAACCATTGCCGATGCAGATCAGGACAATTTAATCACGCTTACGTTTACTGTCGGCTCCGATACGAGCGGGGGAATTAGATTTGGCACGCGTGAGGACGATGGCAACTCTGTAACAATTTCTGATGCTCACATCTACCGCTCCGACCTTGGCGGCATGGTCAACAACCCCGACACGGGCGACAGCTACGTGCCCACCACGACAGCAGCCCGCTATTTACCCCGTCGCGGCAATCACAAGTGGAACGGCACCGCGTGGGTGAACGCTGGTTTGAAGATCGAATCTGCTCAGGCCACGAACCTACTGCTAAACACCGCCACCCTAGCGACCCAATCAAAGACAGTCACGGCGGTTCCGCATACCCTGCATTTCACTGGCACAGGCACCGTCACCCTCACGGGCGCATCAACTGCGGGTCCACTTGTCGGCACGGGTACGGGCGAGGAAAACCGTGTCAGCCTGACGTTTACCCCGTCTGCGGCATCGCTAACGCTAACAGTGTCCGGCACTGTATCAGCGGCACAACTCGAAGTCGGCTCCGTTCCATCTTCCTACATACCAACCAGCGGCGCAGCAGCTACACGCATCGCGCAGACAGCTTCTATCGCTGGTGCTAAGATGCCAGTGTATACAAACGCAGTGTCCATCGCCCTCAAGGGTGACATGACGGGTGCAACGGCAACCCCCTGTGCAATGGCAGGCAGACGCAAGCAACCTTATCAAACAAGCAGCGGCGTCTAGTACATTCACGTTTGCACAAGAAACCGCAGGCACGTTGGACACAGTTGTAGGTGGCAGCTTCACGGCTGGAGTGAATACCGCTTTTAACATTGCGTCACGTCACGGGTCCACGTTTATCAACGGCGCGGCGGATGGAACAGCGCTAACGGCTGACACCACACCAACGGCGATTACAGACCTATCAGCCACAGCTTTTAAGATTGCAGACATAGGACCAATGAGCATCGCCCAAGTTCTCGTGTGGCCTGAAGACATTGGTAACACGGGTATCGAGGAGGCAAGCGCATGAGTTACAACTTAGGCACAGAAGACGATCCGATCTTGGTGAACGTCCGGTACAGCGGCGGTACACTCGACGCGGTTATTCGCTGCGACGATTACGCCACATTCCAGACAGCCGCGCTTTACGCTGAGTTGACATACGAAGTCATGGAAACCGTTGTTGACCCCGAAACGCTTGAGGAAACCCAAGTCGGCACAGGCGTCATTCTCACTGCCAAAGGCGTACACATTGACCACATCGGCGCTATGCAGATCACCGCTGGCACGTATGACGATGAGGGTGCGGAACTAACAGCGCCTACGTTTGACACGCGGCATCATGTGAATTTCAGACTGACTGCTCCTGCTGTAAACGGTGTTGACGACTACGGCGTGGTCAAATGGCACAAGTGGGCGATGGCTTGGACGTTCAGCGGCACCGCCGACACAAATGCAAATGCAAACGAGGAAGCGGTGAAATTGATCGGTGTTTCCCTGATTAACGCTGACACGATCCGCAGTCCGTCGCGGGTGTTTTTGTAGTGCAGACGGCGCATGGAATCAGTGAGGATTGAATGACAACCCGCGACACTCGCAAAGCGTTCTTAAAATTGCTGGATGACACCTGGCCCAGCGTCCGGTCGGAGTTTGTAGCAGCCATGCGACAGGCGCGGGCTGGCGTTGATATGAAGGCGCTTGAAGCTGCCATTGCCCGCGGGGATGTGGACGCAGCGTTCCGCGCGCTCCGGTTCGATGCGGCCGATTTGTTCAAAACAGATACGGCAATCACGGCGGCGCTGGCGGCTGGCGGCAGTTATCAGATGGGCGCGTTTCAGCACGCCACCCGCCGCGCGCCGATTGCCAGCCGCGTCGTGCAGTCGTTCGGGGGCCGTAACGAGCGGGCCGAGCGGATTGCGCGGGACCTGGGCGCGCGACTGGTGACTGAGGTGTTGGACGACAAGCGCGTCCTGATAGCCCAGACAATCCGGGGAGGGCTTCAGGCTGGCGCGGGGCCGCTGCGCACCGCACTGGACATCGGTGGGCGTGTGGTCAACGGCACGCGGCAAGGTGGGCTGGTGGGGCTGCACAGCACGCAGGCGGAGTATGTCCAGTCGATGCGTGGTGAACTGACCGACCCCGACCGCATGGCAAACTATTTTACGCGCACGCGGCGCGACAAACGCTTTGACGGGATCGTGCGCCGAGCCATTGCTGACGGCAAGCCTGTCGGGCAGGCCGACATTGACCGCATGGCCGGGCGCTATTCGGATCGGCTGCTTGCGTTGCGCGGCGAAACAATCGCCCGCACCGAAACGCTCAAGGCATTGAACGCCGGGCGGCAAGAGGCGCTGGACCAACTGATCGAAAACCCGAACAACGATGTGCGGGCTGAGGATGTCGTGAGGGCGTGGGATTCCACGGGCGACGGCAAGACGCGCGAAACACACGCAACGGCAGACGGGCAGGTAGCGGCGCAGGGCGTGCCGTTCACGGTTGGCGGTTTTCAAATGATGTATCCCGGCGACACGAGCCTCGGGGCACCTGCTGGGGAAACCGTAAATTGTCGATGCTATTCTGACGTAAGAATTGACTTCTTCGCGAGGTTGACCTGATGGCCCGATACACTTTTGCCACGCTGGACCAGTGGACCAAAAAGACCGAGCGCCGAATTGACGCCGTGCTGAAGGACGCAACGCAATCCGTCGTGGCCGTGGCGCAAGTTTCACGGGACAAGGGTGGCCGAATGCCTGTCATCACAAACACTCTGAGGGGCAGCCTTCAATCGTCAATCGCTGGCGGGGCGTTCGCTGAGGGCGAGGCGTCGCACATTCTGGTTGCTCCACAAATGAAAGGCGGCGACGTGGCAACATTTACTTGGACGGCAGAATATGCGGCGGCAGTCAACAATGGCAACCGAGGCCGCCCCGGCGCGCACTTTGTCGAGGGCGCCGTCGATCAATGGACCGCTATCGTGCGGGCGTCCACGGCGAAAGCAAAGGCGCGGGTCAGATGAACCACAAAGACATTAAAACAGCCCTGCGCACGCGCCTTGCCGCCACGCCGTCCGCCCCGCCGATTGTATGGGGTGAAAACGCGCCGGGTGTTTATGATACGCCGTCGCTGCAATACGTCACGCCGGATCCGCCTTATTGGTTGGCGTATTTTACCACCACGCCGCCTGAGCGTTTCGGCCTGTCCAAATCAAGCCGGATGGTCGTTCGGCTGTTTGTGGCGGTCTTTGTGCAAGAGGGCACGTTCGAGGATGAAGCCGACGACCAAGCGCAGCGCATCATTGACCAATTCCCCATTGACCTGATACTATCCGCCGGAGACGGTCAAATTCAGGTGACAGATATGGGCGACCCACAGCCGGGCGCAATCGACGGCGCATACTTTCGCAAGAACGTGTCGATCCGCTGCCGCGCAATCTTTCAAAGGACACCTTAAATATGGACAAGAAAACACACCGCGCAAAGGCTGGGCCGATCACAGGCGCGTACATCGTTACAATGCCAACACCGACTGGTAGCACGCCTGCAATGATTTACAAGGGCGACGTGCCAGAGAAAGGCGCGGTCATGCAATTCGCAATGCCTAATGGCGTCACATATTCCGGCACGGTGGCCGACGCTACCGAAGCAGGTGGTGAAGTTCTGGTCGAGTTTACATCGGGTCTTGTCCCGGTCCTGAAATAGGCATCCCGCCTATCCACGCTCATGAAAGGAAAATATCATGGCACTTACTGAAGGCATCGGCGGGTTTCTGTCCGTCTCGGCAGCTACCCCAGCAACCTTTGACGCATCCGGATATGCCGCGCTGACGTGGACCGAAGTGGGTGAAGCATCCGAAGTACCAGAATTCGGCGCGGCTTATTCTGCGGTCACGTTTACGCCGCTCAAGACTGGCATCGTGAACAAATTCCACGGCGAACTGAACTATGGTTCGATCACTATCCCGCTCGGCTATGACTCCTCCGACGCTGGTCAGGCCATCTTGCTTGCTGCGCTGGCGTCCAAGGACGAAATCAGCTTCCGCGAAACACGCAGCGACGGCACAATCCGTTACATCATGGGCAAAGTCATGTCGTTCCCGCGCGGCCAGTCGGTCGGGTCGGTCAACATGGCAAGCTGCAACATCGAGTTCACGCGCGCCGACGTTGAGGTCGACGCACCGTAATCCTGCAACTCCGGCAGGCTAGGGGGGTGAGGCGTGGTTAACCGCACCCCCGAATTTAACCCAAACCAAAGGACACAAACCATGGATTGTTTCGACTCTGTATCCGCATCAGAGGCAGGCGCTTGGCTGCACCTGACCAACCTTCGCACAGACGCGCCGGCATACGTCACAGGCAAGGACGGCACTTCCGACTTGTCCAAGCCTATGCGGGTGAAATTGATCGGCATGGACGCGCCGGCGGCAAAGGCCAAGGAGCGCAAGCGCGCAACCAGCATCCTGAAGCGGCGCGGCGGCAAGATGGACTTCGCCAAAATGACCGAGGCGCAACTTGGTGCGCTGGTCGACGAAGGTCAGGAGGGGACTGTTCAAGCTGCCGTTGATCAGACAATCGGCTGGGAAAACCTAAGCCTTGACGGCAAGCCCGTGGAGTTTTCGGAAGAAGCGGCGCTTGCGATCTATCGCAAGTATCCGTCGATCCTTGAAGAAGTGACAGAATTCTTGAAGGACCGTGCCAATTTTTTCGCACAAGCCTAGATGCGCTTTGCCTCTGGGCGCGACAACACGCGTGGTTATGCGCGCAGCCGCAGGACATAAAGCAGACGCGTTGGAGTTTTTTGGAGCGGGCAAATGAAGAACCGGACTTTCCTGAACTTCCATTTCGTGCTTATCTTGCGGAATGGCTGATGGATGTCGGGCCGGTCATGCAGGGCGGGATGGGGTCGGTGGCCCTGTCCCATTTAGAAATTCAGGCGTGGGCCGCAAATGTAGGGCTGCGGTTTGAAGGCGACGAAGCGCAATGGCTGCAAAAAATGAGCGGGGTTTACGCCAGTGAATTGTTCGAGTCGAATGGCAAAAACACACCCCAGCCGTTCCGGGAGTAATCCGCATGGATGATATGGCAATGGTTGGCCTCGGGGTTGACAGTCGGGACGTGCGGAAGGCCAGCGGCGATCTGGATCGCTTTGCTAAGTCCGGCGACCAGGCTAGTGGATCCGCAGGCCGTGCGACAGGTGCAATCGGCGGCATGACCGCCAAGATGGTTGTGGCAGCGGCAGCGGCAGCGGCACTGACTGCTGCACTGGCTGCTGGCAAGTTTCTGAACAAGTTTGTTGATGCCACTGTCGAGGCTGAAAAGGCGCAGGCGCAGCTTGGCGCGGCCATTACATCAACAGGCGGCGCGGCGGGTAAAAGCGTGGCCGACTTGAATGCGCACGCGGCGGCGCTTCAAAAGGTCACAAATTTTGGCGATGAAACCATCAACGCCATGCAAGGCGTCCTGCTGACCTTTACTCAGATTAAAGGCGACCAGTTTGACGCGGCCACTGTTGCAATTTTAGATATGTCGCAGGCTTTGGGCAAAGACCTTCAGGCCTCCGCGCTGCAAGTCGGCAAGGCGTTGAATGATCCTGTCAAAGGAATGGCGGCACTTGCCGAAAGCGGAATCCAGTTTACCGAGGCGCAGAAAGAAATGGTCAAAGGCATGGTTGCGGCCAATGACACAATCGGCGCGCAGACAATCATCCTGGCGGAATTGGAAAAGCAATTCGGCGGATCGGCAGAGGCGGCGCGGGATACGCTTGGCGGTGCGTTAGATTCGCTGGGCAATGCGTTTGGCGATTTGTTCGAGTTGTCCGGGCCGGGGTCTGAAAACTTGCGCGCTTCCATTGAGCGGCTGACCAAAGCCGTAGCGGATCCTGCATTTTTCGCTGCGGTGCAATCCATTGGCACGGCGCTTTTCGCTGCGGCTGAAATAGGCGTGGGGGCTTTAACTGCGCTATCCGGTGCGTTTACGTTTGTGTCCGAAAACATAGATACATTGGCGGTGGCGATTATAGGTCTTGTTTCAACAGCTATTCCCGGAGCAATTACGGGGCTTGTCGCTATGACGGGCGGCATGTCTGCGGCGGGCATAGCTACCGGGATTTTCACAGGTGCCGTGAGTGCGGCGCGCCTTGCTCTTATAGCCCTTGGCGGTCCGCTAGGGATTGTTTTTGGTCTGCTTGGTGCGGCGGCGGGCGCGTTTTTTCTATTCCGAGACAATGCAGGCGAAATGGAAACCGCCTCATATGATGCTGAATCAGGTGCTCTAGCGTTGGCCGAGGCGCTTGATAAAGTGACCGCTGGAGAGCCTGGATCTAGTGCTGCGGTTGTCGCTTTGGCGAACAACAATGTTAAACTTGCTGACAGCGCATATGAGGCTGCTACGGCAGAGCTGGCGAAGCGTAGGGCTATGCTGGGCGAGGCTGAAGCCGTGGCGGGCGGCGGCCGTTCTCGCAGGGGCGCAATACTGGGTAATGAGCGCCTAGTAAGTGAGGCAATAGAAGCCCAAACCGCAGCGGAGAGGGCACTGGCCACCGCTATCCGTGATCGCAAACTAGCATCTGAAGAAATTGCAATAACAATTCCTGTGGTAGCAGACAGAACAAACGATGCGACCGACGCGGCTGATAGCGCGGCAGAAGCTGCTGCAGCCTTGGCAGATGAAATGACCGAAGCCGAAAAAGCAGCATTGGCATATGCAGACGCAATCGAGGGCATGGTTGTCAGCGGGATCGGGCGCGCGGTTGATTGGATGGTTGACGGGTTCAAGGGTGGATTCAAGGGGCTGCTCAACATCGCCAAGGACACGCTGAAACAGATCATCGCCTTTTACCTGAACAACCAGGTTATGCTGTCTTTGGGCATTGATGCTGCTGTTGGAGGGGCAGGCATCCTAAGCGGCTTGCTGGGCAGCTTTGGCGGCGGTGAGGGTATGGCAGGCCTTGCGGGCGGCACGGGCTTGCTTGGTGGGCTTGGTAGCACGTTGTCGGCAACACTTGGCACGGGCGGCGGGATTGGCGGTCTGTTCAGCATTGGTGCAAACGCGGCGGCGGCTAGTGGCGGGTTAATGGCTACCATTGGCGCGGCTCTGCCTATCATTGGTATTGGGGCGGCTGTGTTCTCATTCTTCAAGACCAAGACAAAAACAATCGACGAAGGAATCCGCGCAACGATTGACATGGAAGACGCCATGTTTCAATCGTTCAAGGAAATCGAAAAGTCGCGTTTCTTTGGCCTATCTAAAAAGCGGCGGACCACGTTTAGCGAAATGTCAGGGGAACAATCTGAGCCATTCCAAGACGCGGTTTTCGGCATCCGTGAAAGCGTCATTGGCGCAACCGAGTCGCTTGGCGTTTCCATTGATGTTTTTGACGGGTTCAGCCACAAGTTTGAACTATCGCTCAAGGGGCTAGACGAAGCCGCACGGCAAGCCGCGATTACAGAAGAATTTACGCGCATGGGCGACAGCCTGGCGAACCTTGTGCCTCACATCACCAGCATGAACGAGCTGTTTGCGGTGGCGGCCAACCGCGTGGCTTTGACGGATCGTTTATTGCAGGCTCAGGGCAAGACCGAAGAACTAACGGCCCGCATCCGTGACCGTGAAATGGACGCCACAAACAAGCTTAACAAGGCGAGGCTGGCCCAAGTGTTTGCCGCTGAGGACGCGGCCATTGCCGCTGAGGACGCGGCCATTGCGGCGGACGCGTTGACGGAAGTCAACGGCTGGATGGGCAAATTCCGCCTGAGCCTTTACGACGTTTCCCTTGCGGGCGCTGAGGCAGCGTCGGCCTTTGTAGACCTGTTCGGATCGCTGGAAAACTTCAACGCTGTGTCACAGTCCTACTACCAAAATTTCTATACGGATGCGGAACGTATCGCTCGGGAAACGGAATTGCTTTCCATTGAAATGCTGGCGCTTGGGATTGATACCCTGCCATCCACGCGGGCCGCGTTCCGGGCGCTGGTGGATGAGGCTGACGCGCTGGGCGATAGCGGGCTGGTGGCGTCCTTGATGCAACTGTCGCCCGCCTTTGCCGAAATTACCGCAGGGGCCGACGCGTTGGGGGACAGCCTCCGCGCGCTGGTCAACGAGGATCTGTTTGCCACGGGGCAGGATTATACGCGCGCCTTGTCGCGGGGCAGTAACAGTCAGACGTTCACGCCCCAGCAATCGGACGCAGAGTTGCGCGCAGAGATGCGGGCGCTTAACGTGTCAATGGAACGGCTTGTGTCATCGTCGGAAATCACGGCAGGCAATACTGGACGCGGGGCCGACACGGCAGACGATACGCTGGCATTCCAGTTGGAGCAAACGCTATGACGCTGAGGATCATTGAACCTTTCGCCATCACCGAGGGCAACATCGACAGCACAAACGTTGCGCTTGAAACGGCATGGACGGCGGGCACCTATACGCTTGGCGACGTGCGGCGGGTTGGTGAACGGTTGTTCGAGGTGAGCGCCGCCAGCACCACGCAAGAGCCGGGGCTGGCGGCCAGCACCGAATGGTTTGACGCAGGCCCGGCCAATCGTTATGCAGCGTTTGATCTGCAATTCGGGGCTGACAATTTCCGAGTGATTGACACCATAACCGAACGCGCGGGCAGCATCGCCTACACCCTGACCGGACTGCCGCGATTGTCGGCTATGGCTTTCTTTGGATTGCGTGCCACACAGATCACAATCGTCGGCACGCTGAACACGACCGGCGATGTGGCCGACGTGACCTATAACATTGCAGACGCAACGCCATACCTTGGATCGTTCTGGCGCTGGTTTTTTGCGCCACAGTCGCTTGAGCGGACATATGCTACGTTTGACCTCAACATTCCAGCCGGCGCAACGGTGACTGTGACGATCACCAACTCAGGTTTCGATGCAGCGGTCGGCACGATTGCAATGGGGATCGTCGACGAATATGGCGACATAGAGGTAGCGTCCACGCGCGGGCTGCGCAGTCGGTCGGTCAAGAAAACCGAAGGCACGCTTACGTCGCTATTGCGCCGGACACCAGCGGCAAAGGTTGGTTATCGCGTCCACCTGAACGACTATGCCGCTGACCCGTTTTGGCGCACGATTAACGATCTGGACGGGGTGGCTGCGGTGTTTGCAGGACCTGATGACAACCCTGAGTTTTTGGCATATGGTTTCGTCAGTTCGTGCCAGACAGTCAGCGACGTTCGAGGCATGACAAAAGTTCAACTCGAAGTGGAGACGCTCTAATGACCGCGCCAGTAATCAGACAATTCACCGGAACAATCCCGGACAAGGGGCAGTCGCAGACCGCGTTTGACACAAATGTGGATGCGTTTCTCGACTGGCAGGCGCTGCAATTCGCGCCGGACTTGGTGGCGTTTGGGACGTTTGCCAACGATACGGCGGCGGCACTGGTGGCCGCAAACCTGCCGTCGTTGACTGGGCGGGCTTTGGACGCGGTGCGGGTAAACGCAGCGGCTGACGACGTTGAGTTTGCGAACGTGACGGCGGCGGGCTGGGCATTGCTGAACGCCTCTGGTTCAGCGCCTATGTATGCAGCCCGCGCGTGGGTGACTTTTAGCGGCACTGGCACGCCGTCAATTCGAGCAGGCGGGAATGTGTCCAGCATCACGGATAATGGTCCGGGCGACTATACGGTCAACTTTGCCACGGCAATGCAGGACCATTATTATTCGGCTCAAGTCACGATAGAAGATAATCCTGACTATAATCTTTACTTTTCGCAACCCGTAAGAATTACCAAGACTGCTTCATCATACCGCTTTAAGCAATTGGACGGTAATTTCGGGGAGGGTACCGACAGCGAAAGTTCCAACGTTACAATACTCCGCTGAAAGGAAACCAAAATGGATAAGCGCATCATTTACCAAAACGACGAAGGCGGCGTGGCAGTTATTATTCCCGCTGACTGCGGACTGACGATTGAAGAAATCGCCGCAAAGGACGTGCCAACTGGCAAGCCCTACAAGATTGTGGACGTGGCTGACATTCCAGCAGACCGCGAATGGCGCAATGAATGGTCCGTTGACGAAGCTGATTTGACCGATGGAGTGGGCGCATGATTATCAAGATTGGCAGACCCGACCCCGCAATCGCACTGGCGCAAGCCCGCGCCGCCGCATCCATGCCCCGCCTCGACTTTGCCAAGATTGCCTTGCGCGAGGGTTGGATTACGGCGGCAGAGGCAAAGGCGTGGGTGCCGGGTAACGCATTGCCCCAGATCGTCACCGACATAATCGCGCAGCACATCGAGGGCGCGGACAAGCAAGTTATCGCGGAAATTAACGCGCTTGGGCAAATGGTAGTCAACCGCAATGACCTTCTGCTGCGCCTGTTGATGCTGTCCAAGAAAGTCACCGATGCACAGATGGACGCACACTTTGGAGTTGCCGAATGACACGCGCCGCCTACATCCTGCTCAGATTTGCTGAGATGGTCATATCGTCCAACAGCCGTTTGTACAATGCAGTGATACACAGCGGATCAACCCACCAGACGACCAGCGCACGGGCGCACATTGACGGGAAGACAGACCCGGAATGGGCGCGGCGTCGGG